GCGAACTGAAAAGGCTCTGGGAGTCGCGGATGCTGGCGAAAGACATCGCGCGGCATTTCAACGTCTCTCGCGAGTTGATTTACGCCGCTCGGAAGTTTTTCGGATTGCCCGACCGCGATCCGGTTCGAGCAGACGAGGTGCCAGATCCTACTCCCGAAGAGATTCGAGCCCGCAAGCGGGAAGTGCGACGAAAGCACTTCGCCTCGAAGCGGTCTGAGGCTTGACGGCAAGAGGATGATGCGAGCGAAAAAGACCCCCACCCCTGAAGGAGGCTCACGGATGAGAAGTTTTTTCCTGGCGGTTGCGATGATTTGCGGAAGCGTTGCCCTGGCTGACCAGTTCGTCGTCACGACGACGATCACGACAGCGCAGGAGGACGCCGAGACGATGGCTCGCACGGGCATCCTGCGTCACTGCGGACGCTCTGGCGGTCGCAGGGAGGGTATCGGTGTCGGACCGACCCCACAGGCGGCAGAGAGGAACTGCTGCTTCTACGGACGCTACAGGATCGTCGAGAAGGGCGTTGCGTGGTCGCCCGTGAAGCGTGCTTACTTCGCGGTGATCCGCTACGAGTGATCACGTTTGTCGTACAGGGCGAGCCCGTCCCGCAGCCGAGGCCGCGCGTCTCGACTCGGGGCGGGTTCGCTCGTGCGTATGTGCCAGCGACGCACCCAGTTCATGCCTACCGCCAGAAGATCGCCGCAGAGGCCACCAAGGCGGGCCTAGAGCCGCAAAGCGAGCCAGTCGAGGTAATCGTCGAAGCGGTCTTTGTGCGTCCCAAATCGCACATGACGAAGAAGGGCGTGAAGCCAACAGCACCGAAACTGCCAAGGCCAGACGTTGACAACATCGCAAAGGCGATCCTTGATTCGCTGCAAGACGTGATGGGAGACGACACCAACGTCAGGCTGTTGACTGTTGGGAAAGCATATGGAAACGAATCACGAACAACAGTGAGCGTGAAGTGCGAAAAGCCCTAGAAAACAAGGGCGAAACGTATGCGATATGCGAAAACGCCTACGAAAATAGGCAAAAGCGAACGCAACGAAAAACATGCGTATTTCCCGAGGAAAACGCACAAAAACACCGAAAACATGCGAAAAACACGGGAAAAACAGCGTTTTTTGCAAAATGCTACACTACCCCCGACAGGGGGGGGTGGGGTATAGGTTCTCCCGGCCAGAATGCAGGGAAGCCTCCACGGCGAGCCTCCCATTTTTCACACTGTTTTTGACCACTTGGGCGGGTCGGCTTTTCAGTCGCCCTAGAAAACAAGCCTTTTCCGCACGCTGCGGCTGAATCACCGGGTTTTTCAGGCATGGCACGAACTTCCGATCGTTCGCAGCGTGAGAGCCAGGCTCGGAAGCGATACGACAAGCAGAAGGCCGACGCTGGCAAGCGTTCGCGTGCGATCACGTCGACTGCCCGCGACATTGGCGAGATCCCGCCGGTCGTGGACGCCAAGCGACGTGCGGCCTGCGAGCGAAACTTCCGCTCATTCTGCGAGACCTACGGCGCAGAGTCGTTCCCGCTGGCGTGGTCTGCGGACCACCTGACGGCGATCTCGAAGATTGAGGCGGCTGTCTTGCGTGGCGAGCTCTTCGCGTTCGCGATGCCGCGTGGGTCTGGCAAGTCGACCCTGTGTATCTGGGCCTGCTTGTGGTCGGTGCTCTGCGGTCATCGCCCGTTTGTGATGCTCGTCGGTGCTGACCAGGCGATCGCGTGCCAGATGCTCGACGTGATCAAGGTGCATCTCGAAACCAACGACCTGCTCTTGGAGGATTTCCCGGCAGCCTGCTACCCGATTCGGGCTCTGGAGCGAATCAGCCAGCGGGCGAAGGGGCAGACCTACGAGGGCAACCCGACGCAACTGGAATGGACCGCCGACCAGATCACGCTGGCATGGATTCCCGGCGCGCCGTCCGCTGGGGCTGCCGTGCGGGTCGCTGGCATCACGGGCCGCATCCGAGGAGCCCAGCACATTCGGGCCGATGGGAAGACCGTCCGCCCGTCGCTGGTGCTGATCGACGATCCGCAGACCGACGAGTCAGCCGGGTCGCCGTCGCAGTGCGACACACGCGAGCGGATCCTCTCCGGTGCGATCCTTGGCCTCGCCGGGCCGGGCGCGAAGATCTCGGGGCTCGCCACGATCACGGTCATCCGTCCCGACGACCTGGCCGACCGCCTGCTCGACCGTGCGAAGCACCCGGCATGGCAGGGCGAGCGGACGAAGCTCGTCTACGAGTGGCCGACAGCCGAGGATCTCTGGAGCCAATACGCCGAGTTGCGGCGCGAGGGCCAGCGGAACGGGACCGGCACCGGGGCGGCTGACGACCACTACCGGCAGAATCAGGCGGCGATGGATGCCGGGGCTCGCGTGGCGTGGCCCGAGCGAAAGAACGAGGACGAACTGACGGCTATCCAGCACGCCTGGAACCTGCGGATCGACCGTGGCGAGTCGGCGTTTCTGGCGGAATACCAGAACCAACCGATCGCGGACGACATCGCGTCGGACAAGCTCGACAAGCGTTCGCTCGCCTTGCGGGCCACGACCTTGGAGCGTGGGAAAATCCCACTCGACCACCAGACGCTCACGGCGTTTGTCGACGTGCAGGAAAAACTCCTCTTCTGGCTCGTCGCCTCGTGGAATCAGTCCTTCGGCGGTCACGTCGTGGCCTACGGCACCTTCCCTGACCAGGCTTCGTCGTTCTTTGAGGCGAAGCACGCCAAGCGGACGCTCGCCCAGGCGGCGAAGGGGGCGGGCTTCGAGGCGTCGCTCCACGCGGGGCTAGAGTCGGTCTCTCAGTTGCTTATGGGCCGCGACTGGAAGCGCGAGGACGGGGCGGCGATGCGGATCTCGCAAATGCTCATCGACGCCAACTGGGGGCAGAGCACGGGGACGATCCGCACCTTCTGCCGGCGGTCAGCGTTTGCCGGTGCGATCCTGCCGAGTCACGGCAAAGGCATCGGCGCGTCGAGCCAGCCGATCGGTGAGAAGAAAAGCCGTGGCGACCGCATCGGGCTCAACTGGAAGGTCGGGCAGATTTCCGAGGGGCAGCGGTCGTGCCTCTACGACACGAACTTCTACAAGACCTTCGTCGCGGCTCGCCTGCGGTTGCAGATGGGCGACCCCGAGGCGATCGCGTTCCACGCCGGCCAGCACGATCTCCTATTCGAGCACCTGACGAGCGAATACCCGGTGAGGACCGAGGCCCGTGGCCGGGTGGTCGATGAGTGGAAGATGGGCGGAAGGGATAACCACTGGCTCGACTGCCTGGTCGGCTCTGCGGTCGCGGCGTCGATTGCGGGCGTCCATCCGATTGCCACGGAGGCTGGCGGGCGGCAGCGTAAGAAGGTGACGCTTCCCAGCGGGCCGGGCGGGAAAAAGATCATTACGCTCAAAAAGCTCGGAACTTGACAGCGTTGCCATGCTGCGAGGATGCCAAGCATCATCCTCACGACCGTTGACGGCATGGAGCCCCAAGACGCTCTCGCCATCTGCTACCGGCTGACGAAGCCGGGGAGCGAATTCAATCTCGAAGTGCGGCGGATTCTCGACGGCAATGGCTCGTCTGACACGCCGATTGCCCTCTGGCACGAGGACGGGGCGTTGCTCGGGTGGGCGTGCTCGCACGTCTGGAATAACCACCAGACGCTTGAGCAGTTCACTGGCGAGCGGCACCGTGGGCGCGGCATAGCCACGGCGCTATCGGCGTTTCTCTTGGGTGCTGGCGTGATCGACGGCGCGGAGGAGCTCGCGGTCTTCTCGCCTGTGACGGCCGACATTGCCCGGCGGTTGGGCGTCGTGGAGGTCAGCCTCTACGAGCGTCGCGACGGCGAGTGGTCGCTGGTCTGAGGCTAGACCCCCTACGGTCTACCCCCTGTGTCGGTCTACCGTCGCTGTTATGAGCGACGAAGTATCCAACAAGCTCGCCGAAGCGGCAGTCGGCCCGAAGCGCGTCCGCACCGACGCGGGCGAGGTCGAGGCCCACGATCTCGATCAGATCATCGAGGCTGACAAGTACCTCGCCGCCAAGGCTGCGGCGTCATCGACCAACAAGCATCGCGGGCTCCGCTTCAATCGCATCATCCCTCCGGGGACCATCTGAGTGGCGTTTCTCGACCTGTTCCGAGGCAAGCAGACGCCCCGCCCGGCGGTGGTCCCGGTGGTCCGTGCGCGTTACGACGCTGCCGAGAAGGGCGACGACTACAAGCACTGGGCCAACAGCGACGCTTTCTCGGCTGACGCTGCCCTGTCGCCGACCGTGCGGCGCACTTTGCGCAACCGGGCAAGGTACGAACGCGCAAACAACTCCTACCTCGCTGGCATCTCTTTGACGCTGGCGAACGATCTCATCGGCACCGGACCCCGGCTGCAACTCGACACGGGCGACGCGGAAGCGGATCGGCTCGTCGAGCGGCTTTTCTTCGACTGGGGCTGGACGATCGACCTGCCCGCCAAGTTGCGGACCATGCGGGAAGCCCTGGTCGTCGACGGCGAAGCGTTCGCGCTCATGGTCACGAATCCCCGGCTCGACGGCGTAACGCTCGACGTGCGGCTCGTCGAGGCCGAGATGGTGGCGACGCCGACAGAGCTCATGGCATCGACGATCACGCCCGAGGGTAACACGGTCGACGGCGTCGAGTTCGACCAGATCGGCAACGTCGTCGCCTATCAAGTCTTGAACTTCCACCCCGGCTCGAACTTCCGCGTCAACACGCTTGAGTTTCAGCGGGTTCCGGCGGCGCAGATGGTGCATTGGTTCAAGCCCTCGCGGCCGGGCCAGCATCGCGGCGTACCCGAGGTCGCCCCGGCTCTCAAGCTCTTCGGCCAACTGCGTCGCTACACCGAGGCGGTCATCGCCGCTGCGGAGACGGCGGCCGACTTGGCTGCGTTCATCCACTCAAATTCCCCGGCTGCGGAGGTCGACGAGGTCGAGTCGTTCGCGGCCCTTGAGATCAGCAAGCGGACGCTGACAACGCTGCCCGAAGGCTGGGATATTTCCCAACTGAAGGCCGAGCAACCGACGAGCACCTACAAGGATTTCAAGACCGAGATCCTCAACGAAATCTTTCGCTGCCTTCAGATTCCATTCAACGTCGGGGCTCTGAATTCGTCGTCCTACAACTACGCCAGCGGTCGCATGGATCACCAGGTCTATGCGATGACGCAGCGAGTGGAGCGCGACCAGATCGAGCGGACGATGCTTGATCGCCTGCTATCGGCATGGGTCAACGAGGCCGCGCTCGCGGGCCTGCTGCCTGCCGGGATGCCGCCGTTCTCCGAGTGGAATTGGGGCTGGGTCTGGGACGGGAAAGATCACGTCGACCCGGCGAAGGAAGCCAACGCCGCCGAGACAAGGTTGAGGACGCACACGACGACGCTCGCCGCTGAATACGCCCGCCAGGGCAAGCGGTGGGACGTTGAGTTGCGGCAGCGTGCGGCCGAGATCGCTCTCCAGAAGGAGCTCGGTCTCTTCGTCGACTTCACGCCGGAAGTGAATTACGGCGGCACGCTCGACGAGAACGGCGACCCAGAGGGGGCCGACGCATGAACGAATACGACGACCTCGACGACACATTCGACCTCGTGGAGTTCCTATGAGCAGCATCAAGCTCGATACTCAGGTGACGTTTCTCCAGGCGGCTGACGGCGAGTCCGCGCCGGGGCCGAAGAAGTTCCGCATCGTGGCCTACACCGGCGCGCCGATTCGGCAGGGGTGGAGCCGCGAGCCGGTCGTGATCGACCTTGCCGGGATGTCGCTGCCGAGCACGATCCCGATTGTGATCGGCCACGACTACGCCCTCGGGTCGATCCTCGGGCAAGGCGTGCCGAGCGTGCAGGGCGGGCAACTCATCGTCGAAGGCGAGATCCTCGCCGACAGCGAGAACGCTCGCCAAGTGCTCGCCCTCGCCGAGAAGGGCTACCAGTGGCAAGCCAGCGTCGGTGCCGATGTCGGTCGGCATCTGAAGTTCGGCGAAGACCAAGCCACCACCGCAAACGGGCAGTCCCACGTTGGGCCTGTTCGCATCGTCCGTGCGTCGACTCTCCGCGAAACGTCATTCGTGACGCTCGGGGCGGATCGGAGCACGGCTGTCTCAATCGCCGCCGAAGAGGTGGCAGAGGAGTCTTCTATGGCGCACGACGCCAGCGAAACGCCCATCGAGGAGCCCGTCGTGGCTGCTGCGGTGGAAGCCCCGGCGAGCGTCGCCGTGGAAGCCCCCAAGGTCGAAGCCGGTTCGAGCGACGAGCTCAAGGCACAGATCGAAGCCCTTACCCAGAAGGTTTCCAACATGGAAAAGCTCACCGCTACCCGCGACGAGCGTCCGGCGGCTCCGGCCGTTCACGTCTCCAAGGCTCCTGAGAACCAGGCGGCCGTGATCGAAGCGTCCTTCGCCCTCCAGGGCGGCCTCCCGCAGATCGAAAAGCACTACGACGCCAAGACCCTCGAAGCGGCTGCCAAGGTGCAGCGGTCGACGAGCCTCGGCGAAGTGCTGGTCGCTGCGGCCGAGGCGAACGGTTACGACGGCCCGCGCCGCCTGACCGCCTCGACGCTGCGTCCCATCATGCAGGCCGCGTGGGCGACCCACTCGATCGCCGGCATCCTGTCGTCGACCGTCAACAAGTTCCTCCTCGCCGGCTTCAACGGCGTCGAGAGCTCGTGGCGTTCGGTCTCTTCGGTGCGTTCGGTCAACGACTTCAAGACGATGACCTCGTACCGGCTCAACGGCGGCATGAAGTTCGAGAAGGTCGCCAACGGTGGCGAGCTCAAGAACGCCGCTGCGAGCGACGAGAGCCGCACGATCTCGGCCGACACCTACGGGATCATGACGAGCGTGACCCGCACCGACCTCATCAACGATGA